TGAGTTTGCGATGAGGTGGTCTAAGCGAGACTCGTGATTGCCCCACAGATAGACCGTTGGCTTGAACATATTAAGAAACTCTATGCCACCTTGTATGTCGGCTTTAAGGCTCTCCGCGGATTCCGCATCGTTACCTACTCCACGACGCAGTGATCGGAAGTCAAAGCAGTCACCGAGGTGTACGCGCACAGTTGGTTTATAGTCTTTGATGAATTGCTGGACGGCTTGGAAGGATTCCTGATCGACCATATCGCCGTGATTATCGCCTACGGCAACGAATCGTGTTGGGTTTGTTTTCATTTTTTTAGGGTAAGATTCATTTGTGCGATTATAGCGTCTCGCATTTTTTTAGCTTTCTCGAAGTCCTTAGAAAGTTTTCGCATAATAAAGACATCGACGCGTTTAAGTCGGAAGTAATAGTAATGTCCTCCTGGTTGTTTGTAGAGGAATGACTTTTCAGGGTCGAAAGCATTGAAAGTGTTTTTAGGTCTGTCCTTATTTCCAATACGCGTATCGCTCGGACAGGAAGCCAGCCAGTAAGCTCGTTCAGCACTGATACCCATTCGCTCTGCCCAATCTAATTGCTCGGCAGTCAGGAATGGTCTCGGCTGGTCGTGGATCATAGTGACCATTGTTTTGCCAGCATACGGCCCTCCTGCATAATCAGTTGTCTTTGTTGTATGTCAAAATGGTACTCCTGGTCAAAGCGTACGACATCGCGAATCTCGCATATTGAATTAGCCTCCTCGGTATTTGCAGCTGAGACACCTTTCGTTGAAATGTAAATCGTACGTACTCGCCAGCCTAATGGAATGAGTAACTTCTGACATACGATGAGTTCATTTAGATAACGCCAGTCAGTGCATACAACAGTGTCGAGTGGCATACCTTCATCGTCATAACCTACTGCTACATTCTGAGCCATAATCTCAGCGAATACGGTAGGCTTCATCTTTCGTGCAAATGTTCCTAGTGAAACAAGGAAGTCTCGATTTTTAGATTTGAAATCGTCATTATGGAAATTTCCTTCTAATCCTAAGCAGTCTAAAAGATAATTAGCGCAGTCTTTTAATTCATCGGCAAAGTTAACCTTCTCTGCGTTCTTCTCAGACCACTCTAAAATGCCATCACCGAGCGTGTCTTTACCGGCACGAGCGTATCCGCAGATTAAGACCAGCGTCCGCTTCGGAAAGATAATGTCCAGCGGATTGGTATAGACTGAATCGTCCATTGTTAAAATGGAGCGTCAGGCTTAGTAAAGTCAGGAACAGGTGCGTCAGCATTGAGTGTAGGCTGACCGTTCGAGTTTCCTAAAATGCTTTTGATTGATTTGAATTTATATTTATACTGAGGGCGACCATTCCATTCGCCGTTAGGAGTTACTTCGAGGTCAACTTCGGCAACGCAGTTCGCAGCTGAGTTCACGCAGTCGGTAAAATCTTCGAGAGTCATTTGCTCAGGAGATTGGACGTACTTATTCGTGAATTTGCCAACGAGCATAGCGACTGATTTAGTGCCGTACTGCGTGGAGTAGTTTTTATTAAAGCAAAAGCCTTCTGCGGTCATAAAAAAGATTGAGACGGCAGGAAAGCCAGCGGAGTTAAGTTTGAATTTCTCAGGCTTTGGCTTGCAGAGACGAAGAACATAAACACCAGAAGTATCGATGGTCTTAAGGGGTGGTCGGTCGTTTGATGGAGTAGTCATTTGTTTTATTGTGATGTAAAATTATGCGAAAGTAATTGCAGTGCTTTTATCTTTTCGTTCCCAGTCGAGCGTTTGAATAGTTACGCCATCTGCGTAGCCAGGCCATTGATTAGTTTTAACGCATTCGGTGTATGTCTTAATGCAGTTTTCAAGTTTGATTACTCCGTCCGTCATGATCTCAGGGCCGAGGTCGTAGATTGCTCCTTGATAGGTTTCCTTCTCAACGACTACAAAGCGAAAGCCTAGTGGACGTACTTTAGTAAATTTCTCGAAGGTGCGTAAGTAGGTCGCAGCTTGTAGATGGTAATTGTATTGAAACGCAGTGCGTAGGAAAGCCTTAGGGCTAGCGTCATCAGTGGTCTTCAAATCGTAAAGCCATACTCTGCCGTCTTTATCTTCGGCAACATAATCGATTGAAGATTTAATTGTGCATTGTTCGTTTTCAATACCAACCACAGTCATTTCAGTAGCAACAGGCTTTGATACTCCGTATTTAGAAAGCAGAGCAGACATAGCGTCACCGAGTTTTAATGCGGTTTCGTACTCATCAGCGTCAACGGCTTCTTCATCCTCTTTTAGACTTTCGTAAAAGTAATCCATAACTGCTTTTCCTTCTTTAGTACGACGATCAGCGTCAGGCTTTGGTTTATACTTTTGAAAGAGTTCGTTTTGAAGTACGCAGGCGTGTGTTAATTTACCAATGCGTAAGGCTTTGCTCTCAGGGCGAACAGTGTTCAGGTAGAGCTGATAGTGAGCCGGTGATTTTAATAGTTCCTTCATTCCCGAATAGTTCAGGGCTTGAAGTGCGTCGTATTGAACGCGTTTGATGTCGAGTATTGGCATAGGGATTTGTTAGTTAGTTGTTAGTGATTTGTGAATTAAAGTTCGTGGTCGTCGTAAGGTTCTTCAACGGTATGAGCGATTTGTCGTGCGTGTTCAAGTGCTAATTCTGCGTAGTGTTCAAGTCGCTCCAAAGTGTTACGGCTAACGCGTAAGGCTAGGACGATGGAATGAATGCGGTCGTGCAGTGGTTTTACGTCTGCAATTTCCTCTAATCGGTCGGCGTCAATACGATTCGCTTCGATAAGAGCTGCGAGGATTAAGTTCTCCATATTAGCCTGGTCATTCTTAGTGGCAGGCGAATTGTGGTAGAGTTCGCAGTCGGTAAGGTTATCACGAATCGTGCGAATTAGGCGCTCAATATTTTCAGTGGATGAGTTGCTCATTGTATGTTAAAAGTCGTTTAGAAATCGGCTTCGATTAGTTTCTTCTTACCACGAACATAGATTCGGTAATCAGATCGTGCGAGTGTCGGAAGGTTGACGCGTTTCCATTCTGCGAGTGCTTTGCTAAATTCGGCTTTAGAGTCGGTGCTAAATTCAGCGTAGGCCTTACCATCGAGCCAAAGGATAAGCTGATAATCTTCCTTGCAGAAGGTAACGAGTTTTTGGACGTCTTTAGGAATCGAGACCATCGTCTTTTTTTGCTGGATTAAGTTCTCTCCATTCCCAGAGTGCCTTCTTCATTTCGGTAGTCGTGCCGTTGAGCATCAAGAAGGCTAGGCGATCACCGGCAATCTCAAGGGCTTTGATACGAGCCTCAAGCGTCATTAGTTTGTTATGGTTGGTGATACCAGCCATGAGTTCATCAAGAGTTACCATCGGTACTTCTTTCATCTTTTCTTTATCGAACATTGTTAGTTCCAGGGATATAGGATTGTTTTAATGGTGCGGATTGAGCGACCGCAGCTGAAGGCATAGGCGTATTGCTTGCACGATTGCCGTCATCGTCGAGGTCAACAGATATACCGCAGGCCGTCTGTATGCTTTGTCTGCGAATGTATGTTAAAGCACCACCGACTTGTTGAGCCGTTAAGTTCTCAGCCTTCACCATCAATTTGCCGAAAGCGAATGACTGACCTGAGGCGTGCAGGAATGAAGTCTCGATGCCGACTTTGCCTTCGTCACTTACCAGCGTTTGAATCAGCGCTAGGTTGTGCTTATGCAGGATTGGCTTGCAGGCTTCTAGCAACGCGTCGAGCGATACATAGCGAGCCTTGAAGGCAGGGTTAATTTTATTACCTTTAACATTCTCTAATTCAAATAGGGCATTGATGAGGTCGTTTGTGGGAGTTTGTGTAGTTTCTTTAGGCATAGGATTATTTTTGTGTTGGTGATTTAGGTAAAGACATCCAATGGGTTGGAGAAACAATTATATCGTCCATAGATATATTCCAACATTCATTATCCCAGCGAACAATATATTTATCTACATACCATTCGCTATCATCAGATCCGTATAAATAAAATGATTTATAGACTAAAATCCAAGTTCCGTCCTTCGGTGCAGTCTCAATCGGTTGCCATTGGTTATTGTTCATACGTTTATTTATTGTTGGTAAAATTAAGAGCGTAAAATTTTGATAGCTGCTAATAGTAAAACAATTTTATATGTAATTACTATACCATCAACAATCAATCCTGCAATCAATCGTGATACTGATTTAATGTTATCTTCTTTCATAAAATTATTTGGCTAACTTCTCAATCTCTTCGACTGAGTATTGTGCAATCTCGCCTTTGATACGGAGATTAAAATACTTCTTATCGTTCTTGATGGTAGGCTTGAGCAAACGAGCCACTGATCCATCGAGAAGGACAATATATTGTGAGCCGGGAATTTGTTTAACATAATCAATTCCGTCTTTAGGTAGTTTCTTTTCCATAGTGTTTTAAGATAGTTTATTTTTAAGTGCGTAGTGTAATAGTAAATAGGCGTCAGCGGTAGCAAGTGTAATTCGTTTCTGGTCAGGGAAAAGTTTTATCGCTTCGTCTTTGAGGCGGTTTTTCCATTGCGTCGTTGTCTGCTCGCCTTTCGTCCCGATGCCGAGGAATTTCTGCCAGGCTTGCGGAGTGATGTGGTGCGTTTTGTAATTTGCAAATTTCCCCACGATCCAGCCGTACGAGTAACCAAGTTTGAACGCAGCTGACGATGGAATAAACTTTCCAACGTAGGGTGGTACTTTCTCAACAACAATAACTGTTTCTCGGTTAATTGTAAGTTGTACGAGTTCAGAATTCTTACCGCAGAAAATAGTAGCCCCGCCTTTATATACCCATCCACCGTTCGCTCCAGGGTCAATTGCGAGGATGAAGGTTGAGTCGTCTTGATACACTTAGACATAATATAATTGGGTTAAAGGTTTTGCAAATTGGTTTATTTGTTAGCCAAGTTTCCGACTCGTGTAGCATAGTCAGATTTAGCGCGCGTTACATCAAAGTTAATACGGCTCGCAGCTGTAAAACCCATATTCCAACAGAGGGCTAATTGTTCAGCCGTAGGGTCAGTGATACCCTTGCTAGCCAAACGGCCTCTAATCGAACGCAAGAGTGCTAAGGCCACGGTGTCCTGAATGGTTGCATACTTCCAATCGTCATACGAATATGCTGGTTTTCCTTCACGCATAAGTTGAGTGCAACCGTCAATCCACGCAGATCGGTGGAGTTGGTAAGCACCGCGAGCCTTGCCGTTGTCTCCGATAGCGTTGTAATCCATACCTGTCTCGACCTGACCGATAGCTGCGAGGACGGCTACATCGTCGATAGCGTGTGCGTAGTTAGTAATTACTGAAAAGGCGATTATCGTCATTAGTGTTTTCATTATTTGAAAAATAAATTATAAACATAAAAAAATAACATAATCCAACAAGTTATATACATAATACCAAGCAACCATCCGCCAAAATCATTATGGTATTTTAGAAAACCAATAAACTCTTCCAAAAAGTTTTTCATTGTTGTATGTTGGGAGAGTTATTGTTTGTACGTAAATTCTACACTGAGCCAGCCACGGTCAGGGTGGTAGCAACGGATAGCGATGTTGAACGCGTCGCCGAGTGCAGTGACAACCATTGAGCCATCGTCTTGCTCGTAACGGTAGCCGTCACGCAGATTGCCGTTCTCGATTTCGTTGACCAAAAAGTTAAAGGCATAGTTTTCAAAGCCGATACGATTGATAAGGGGTGCGGAGACAATCATTGTCGTAATTATTTGATATCACCAGTAGGGATTACGCGCGAACATTTAATCGCAAAGCCGTCCGGATATTTGTATTCGTAACTTAATGCGATACGGCCACCGAAGTCGGACACCATAAAAAAGGAGTCAGTGATACCGTCTTTAGCGAGATCCTTCTTAGCCTGATCGAGTTTCTTCTCAGCGAGTTTGCGAGCGTTCTTGAAGTGAATGATGTCACCGCGTAGGATAGCGTCATTCAAATAGCCAATCTCATATATTAGCCAAGTGATGGTTTTGTGGTCGTTGAATTTCATAGCTGCGGAGTTTTGGTAGTGTTGGGATAGGTTGTAGTTCATACTCCATCAGTCAAAACCTTTGACCGCATTCCGTCAACCCCTAAATACAAAACTTTTGACTAACCCACCTTTGTAACCAAAACGACCCCTAAGTTAGCAAACGGATACCATTTGTAACCTACTATCTAGCCCCTCAATAGACCCCTCTGGCTTGCCCTAGGAAGCCTTTTGACGGCGAATCCGTACCAATACCGCTACCCCTACGCCTACCACCCCAATTACTAGGGCTAACCCAAAGTCCTTAGCCAAATGTAGCCCTGTTGTAGCCACACTCAAATTGCCCTCTAGGTTCTTATCGTCGAACACCAGTCCAGCGTCAGTGATTAAACCAACCATAGCGTGCGAGTCCTGAAACGAGTCTAGCACAAACTGACAAATCCAGACAGTCGAAGCCGAGGCCACAAGGGTGCAGGCAAGAATAGCAATCAAAGCCCAGGTTAAGTTCTGGTGCTGGTGATCGTGCGAAGGAATTGTCCCTGCGTATTTACTTCTTCGTTTTTTTGCCACGAGTAGAAGTTCCTTTGACAGATTTAATTTCCTTATCACCACGAGCCTTAACATACTTAATCAAGTAGTCGGTGATTTCAGGCGCACAATATCCACAGCCACCGATAACACATAAGCGAAGTGACTCCGATTGAATCTGGTCTTTAATTCCGTAGCCGACCAAGACCGCAGTGATGGATGCAGCTGTGAGTCGTCTTAATACCCAACCGATAGTCACTGGCTCTTCGGACATTAACAATCGTGCCGTCATCGCAAGGCCTCCGAGAATAGAAGCGATTAGTCCGTCTTTCACTAGACCGTTAATATCCTCAGGAGGCTTCACGAGATTTTAGGCGGTTGAGAGTTCTTATCGAGCAGTACGCGTCGATAGTTCTGCTTCCACAATACTTCGCAGAGATACTTCCCGATAGCGTCGATACGAGCCTCGGATAGTTCAGGGTGGATTAAATGGCTAGCCTCGTGGCATAACACTTCGAGCTGACGCTTCGCTCCGAGTCGTGGGTCAATCTCGATTAGCGGTGAGCGTTCGTCGTGAGTTGCCTGTCCCCACGCTTTCTCTTTGCCGAGTTTTCTATAAACTACTTTAGGGCTTCGGCTCTTCGCCATGATCAGCAGTCTCCGATTGTTTTACTTTCCACCAGAAGTGCCAGATGCCGATGAGTAGCACGATGCCTATCGATACATTAACGATGATGCTGAAATACTGCGACTGCACGATATAGGGAACACTACCTGACAATGCACCGCAGGCGATTAGTTTAAGTCCGGCATCGCGCGCAAAGAAGGCGAATGATACTGCCCCGACTCCGAAGAGTGCTAGGCCGACATAGGTGAACAATGACGTGCCGTTAGATTTACCAATGGCTAATGCTTCGTCGGTAGCGTCGCTTAAATCGTACTCGTCAAAGTCCTCAACAATAGAAGACACTGCACCTTTAGCAGTTTCCTTAACGATAGAACCGCACCCAATCAATCCAACCAGGAATAAACAGTAGAGTGCTATCAGTCGCATAGATGATTAGCGTCCTTTGAGTGCGTCGAGCAGTTTCTTACCGGAGTCGACCGTCGTGTTAATCTTCTTCTCGTTATTGCGAAAGGTTAACGCACCGATAACGAAACCGATGACGAGGAATGCTAGAGCTGTGAGGATGTATGACATTGTATGACGTTGATTAAATAAGTTCTACTCGAACAAGTGGGCCTAGATCCGTGGGAGTTTGTTCGGTTGCGAATGTCACCGTGATTTCGCTTTCTGTCAAAGTCACAGGTTCGCCATTGAACGCAGGAAAAATTACGGAGACTACGGCTGGCGGACAGGTTGAGGTGTCGAGTTTGCCGAGTAATAAAGTAATGCGGTAGGTAAACATAATTAGATATTTTGCTGAATAAATATATCCGTCACATTCATAATCATTCCCGTGCCACTTGCGATTGTTGAAGTATTCTCTACTTCACAAAGTATATATTGACTACCAGCAGAATTTGTCGTTGCCGCACCTGTTGAGGTTGCTACTGATGAACCATTGACGTAAAGGGTAGCGTTACCAGAACCATCGGAAACTCCGACAACATCAAAAGCCGTTGCGTTGGTTAATGAATATGACGAGGTTGCAGTTATTAATGTTGTGCCGTTATGAACCAGCAGTTGCAAAGCACCTGATCCAGAAACTTTTACTTCAATAGCCCTTGTGGATATATCTCCAACGGTTGCAGTTGTAGTACCAAACTTTGCACGAAATACTGAATTGCTATCAGGGCTTGTTACATTTCGAGCAAGACGAAAACCGAATGTAAATCGTTTAGTCCAATCGAAACCATATAAATAAGAATTACCACGACTAGCGTTTGAAATGTTACCATACTGAAGGGCATTGCCTGTCGCAGTTGTTGGTGCAGTAAGTAATCGACCATTTATACCGCCAGCACTAGCAGAAGCACCTACACCAGTTGTTGCCGTTGCCCAAGCAATTTGGGTTAAATATTTACCACCAGAAAACCACTTAGCATCTAACAATGTTGAAGGATTGATGACTGTCGTGGTCGATGTTCCGGCTTGGGCTTGTGCCGTGGTAGCGTATGCAGATGTGCCGATGAAATTAGCCGATGCTGAGGCTGTAGATAAGTAAGCGGACATTCCGCTTTGAGTCTGGTAGGTACTAGCAGCTGCACTGGTGCTAAGGTAAGCCGACATCGCCGACTGCGTTTGATAGGTGCTAGCAATTGCGGACGATGACAAGTATGCCGAAGTCGATTGCGTAGCCATTGAACCAAGACCTAAGTTAGTGCGAGCAGTCGAGGACGATGATAGGTCGGACAGATTATTTGCAGTCTGTAATATTGCTGATGCTGAAAGCGTTGACGCTGATCCGAGTGAAACCCATTCCGTGTTGAAATTGGTCGAGTTGATTTTTGCCAATACCTGTCCTGCCGTGCCACCTACCGGAAGAATCGCACCAGCCACACCACCCACATTTACTTCCCACGATGAATAAGTACCAGAACCAGAGTGCGTGTTGGAATCCCAAGTCATAACACCTGTCGTTGAATTATAGGTCAGCACTGTTCCGTGCATGTGGTTTGCCGTATTATAGGAAACCGTGATGTCTTGTTGAGGGCTATATGAAAGACCTGTGCCGACTGTCATTGTTTTTCCGTTATCGCTATCGACTGTCAGCGTGGAAGTGGAGGAAGTTAGGTATCTATCTCCTACTGGGGGGAAGGTATTAAGCGAGCCGTCTCCACGAATGTATTGCGAGGTTGTGCCATTGTAGCCAGGGAATGCAATTGCCTGTGTGCTACCATTTGGGAAAGTAATTGCTGACGAAGTAATCTCAATGCCTACACCGCTAGTCGTAATCGCAATTTGATTCGGTTCAATGCTGGCAGATTGACCAAGAGTTATATTCTCAGTTCCAAATCCAAAAGTTCCAATTAAAGAATCGTTACCTGTTCCGACCGCAGGGAAAGTAATGTCACCTGTAAGAGTGCCACCAGCCAAAGGCAAATAGTTTCCTAATAATGCTGTCGCTGAAGTTGTTTGAGTTGTAGCGTCTGGGAAAGTAACTCCATTTGTTCCAATACCCCAAGAAATAGAATCACTATTAGCACCATAAACACCATTATAATTTAAATTAAAATTTTGTGATGAATCAACTACACTAGCAGAAATTCCTCCTAGTTGATAATTTGTTTGTGATAAAATATAGTCTTGGAAATCTAAACTCTTAATTTCAATACCATTTGCAGTATTACTTGTGCGTGAATATGTACCACCTTCTTCGGGTATTGATGGTATGTAAATAATGCTATCAGCCGTCATCGTCCCACCAGTAAGCGGTAATCCTGCGGTGGTTTGAATGGTAGCGTCTGAAAAAGTTATATTACCCTGCCCAAGATTAAGACCTTCTTCTGGGCTAAAAAAACCACCAGTACCATCAAATCTAACCCCTTGATTTGTATATCTTATATTTCCGAATCCACCAGTTTCAGTATAGATAATGTCACCCGTCATCGTCCCACCAGACAAACTCAATTTACCATCAAGGGCAGATTGCAAATCAGTCTGATTGCTTAAAGTTCCGGTGATGCTTCCCCAAGTGCCACCGCCTGAAGTAATTGTTGCCCAGCCTGTGTCATAGTCAGTGCTTGATAATTTTACCAAAGCCTGACCAGTTGTTCCTCCAGCTGCGACCCCAACACCATTCGCTCCAGCAGGCCCTTGACTTCCAGTAGCACCCGCAGGCCCAGGAACACCCAAAGCCATCGACAAAACCGAAGGCGAAGTCGCAACCGTAGTAACCGATAAAGTGCTACCATTCTCTGCCACCGATACTAGCAAAGACCCGAATGGCGAAGGAGTGATGGTAAGCGACATATTATTCGGTGACTTGGTCGATGATGTTTAAGCGCATAGTCTCCGAATAGAAGACCGAGCCAGCATTGATAAATTTAATGTCCCAGCGAGCCGTACCGAGCGACCACGCAGCTGACGATCCGTTGTAACGTGCCACGAATGATAATCCGTCCTGAGCCTTAATAATCGTGCAAGGATAGACCGAGCCATCCGTTGTGATAATGTCCGAAGTAATCGTTACATTCGTAATTGTCGAAGGGCCACCAGCGTCAGGCGTATAGGTGCAAGTTCCGGCGAATGTAGTACCGCGTTTGAATGTTACTGAGGTGGTCGACATAAAATTGGTGGAATTGGCAGAGCCGTTGGCTTGGTCAAAGGGTCTCTTTAGGAGATTGGTAGCCACCTATATTTTCTTCACCTACATACGAAGGTGGCTCATGTACATCACTGCCTTCATTCAAATCTTTTGTATAACCACTAAATGAACCAGTGATATTTTGGCACAAATCAAAGCCTGTATCCCATTCAGCTGTTTCTTCAGCAGTCAAAAGTTTATTCTTAAATGAACCTAATGGATTCTGTCTTAATTTAATTGGGCCGTATTGTAATTGATAAATTTGAAAACGATTGAGAGTTGCGTCCCATTTAATGTAAGCAATATCTTGTCGATAACAGTCAGTTGTTACAAATCCAGTGCCCTTATCTTCTAATTGTCCTGAAACATCTTTAGCTTCTGATTCTCCATATACACTTATTAAATAATCTCCGAATACTGCGTTAGGTGAATAACCACCAATATCTTCTAGTGTACAACTTACTTCTGCATTATCAAAAGTACCAATAACCCCTTCTTCGGTTATTACAGGTATTTGTAATGTTTTAGGTTCACTTTTAATATACGACTGTAAAAAACCTCCACCATTACGCTGAGTCTTAATAAATATATTTGGTTCTGAATCATCAGCTGCGACTCCGATCTGTGGTGCTCGAGCCTCATATAAATTGCCTTCTTGTTGCCAGTCTGGTGTAGTTTTGTAAATGAAAACAAAGTAATTTTTTTCTTTATCTAGTTTTATATAACCATCGCTGATGAAGTCGCTTGTTTCATTATTGTCCCCAGTAACTCTTTTTCCGGCTGGAAATATATTAAATTTATTCATATACAGAAACATATTCTGTATGTTAACGTCGTTAAATCCGCCTAAAGCATCGATGTCGATTATCCCTTTATCGTCAGTAACATAGTGATCAAATTCAACTAGGCCCTTACGCACCTGTAAATAATACTCAGATTCATTGCCAACTTGCTGACCACTTAATGAGCATTCAAACTGACGGCCTACATTACGACTAAGCCAGTCAACAGATTGTTCGATATTAAGACCATATACATGACCTAAATTAGCCCCTGTATAACCTATGCCTGGATTAAATCCCATAGTTTTTAATAAACTTGATTAGGATAGACTACCATTGGGAAGCCTTCGCGCGAATATCTGATTTCGTAGTTAATCTTATAGAGTGATCCGTAGTTCTCGGCATTAACTTTTGAAACTAAGAGTTGAGGATATTCAGATACCGAAGTCCAAGTTGTACCATAAACAGTTGGGATAAAGTTTGGTCCACTCATTCCTAAATCATTTGCTAAATGTGCTTCGCCAATTCTTTCACGTAATGCCTGAACATTTGAACCTTCTGTAGTATAAACTATACCGCTGAAAACTGTGGTCGGTGCTAGGTATGATGTTTTACCATAATACTCAGGATAATCTTGATTATAAAAACCTAAGAATTTGCCACCTTTGTTTGCAGCTGTGGCAGGAATAAATGTAGCCCCATTTTCGCCTTCCATTAAATTAACACCATTCTGAGTAAAATTATTAGGGGCTTGGTGCCAGTCGGCTTGCTTGCCTGCAATAACACTAGCTGATGAATTACCGCCTAAAGTATTTTCAAAGAAGTTCGGGTGAGTCTCTATCTTCTCGGTACTGAGACCATTTTCACCACTGCAATTAGGTACAGTCCAACCAGATGAAGCACCGGGCTGAGTATCATCAATACCAACATAATCACAAGTAACAAAACAAATACCAAGTGCATTATAAACTGCGCTGAATTTATGCAGTTTAAGTCTGCTATCTTTTTCAAATGATTCGCCACGTGCAACTGGTGGGAGTGGATCTAGAACAGCTCGGTCAAATTTATATACGGCCTTAGCAGTCAATAGACCCCAACCGTCGTTATCAATAGACCAGCCAGGTTGTAGTACTCCACTTTCTAAATCATTTCCTTTGTCAATGCGTGCCATAAGTTATGCTGTTGGATATTGTTGTTTTGTAAAATCTGTATTCATCGGAAGCACTGGCCCTAGTTTATCAATGCCTTCTTTGATTTGTTTAAGAGTATCTAATTGCTCTTCCATAATTAAGTTTACGGCATTATTACCTACACCGATCACACCGGAAGCAGGGCCGTTGATAGGAGATGAGCCAGCAATAGTATTATCATTTTTAACGGCTTTCTGCTGAGCGTCGATAATCGCTTGTGCGTTAACTTTAGAGGCCTGAGCAGTGGCTGGTGAAGCAGAAATTTTAGATACATTTTCAAACGGATTACTCATTCCAAGTTTTTCACCAACGAAACCAGTTGGAGAATTTTCCCAAAGCCATGAAAAGAATTTTGAATAAATGTTATATCTTTTTTCTACATGATCTGCAACCGCAACAGTTCCAAGCATTAAAGACCTTTGTATATTATGTTCAAGTTTTGCAAATTTTGTATCTAAATCATCAATCTTTTTATAGGCTTCCTCTGATCCAGTTATTAGTCCTTTAAATATATCAGGATTCTTAGCAATAGTTTCTAAAACAGGTAACATATCATTAGCAACTTTATCGCCAAAAAAAGCCGTGGCGATTGCTAGTTTTTGCGTGTCGGTTTCCTGCGTGGCGATTGCTTGTGCTACACGCTGAAATAACTCAATAGACTTAACTTGACCTGAGCGTACTTCTTCCTCTGAGAAACCTAAGCCCTGAGTAAGTAACGTCATTTTATTTGTATCAGTCAATGCGTCCTTCATCATGAAACGCAGTTCACGAATTGATTTACTTAATATCTGTGTAGATACTCCAGCGTCTTGAGCTGCGAAAGATAGTTTATCAAATTCCTCTGCACTGATTCCTGCTTTGCCTGCTTGGTCCGCTACATCAGCCATGCCCTTAAAACTTTCAGTGATTGTATTGATAGCCTTATCGAGTAATGCAGCTGCACCAAATGCTCCGACAAACGCTCCTACCAAAGCACCTTTGAAATCAAAAGCCTCTGCTAATTTTTTACGTAACTTATCTGCTTCCTGACCAGCCTTACCCATTACTTCGGAAGCATTAGATTTACCGACGACTTCAAATCCAAGTTGTTGTGCCATAGCGTTATCTTATACCTATGACTTTTCGGCAACGCCCTTGTCGGCAACGGTCTCAGCCTTAGCCTTGCGTTCAGCCTCCATAAATTCCTCCTCCTCCGTAGTCAGAACATTAACTTCACCGCCTTTGATTTTAATGAAAGCAGTCGATAACCAGATGGCCTGACACTCAGGCATATTCCAAGCCCTCTCCTCCGTAATGCCGTTACTGATTAAATTAGCTACCACCATCAAAGGCCAGCCAATGCCTCCGTCTGACGATCCACCTGTCTTGTCAGTCTTCTCCCAGAATTTAGGCCAAATTGTCTGGTGAGCATAAGCCGTAAATTGACGGATAGTTTCAATAAAGTATTCCTTATTCCGCTTGAGTTTAGCCAAGTACCAATGGTCTAGCCAGGTTAACTCGCCAAAGCGTCTCTCAGAGCAAATCTGAACGGCTAAGACTAGGTCTAGAGGCTC